GATGAACAACGCCAACGTGGTGTTGCGTCGGATTGTGAAGAACTTCGACGACCACATCACCGTGCCGCTGTTGACCCGGTTCTACGACTGGAACATGGCCTACAGCAAGAAGGCTGCGATCAAGGGCGACTTCACGGTTGACGCACGCGGGTCCACGGCGCTTCTGGTACGCGACATGCAGAACCAGGCCCTGGTGCAGCTCGGCCAGTACATGGGCAACCCGATGGTCAGCATGATGGTGAACTGGGACGAATGGTTCCGCGAGATGCTCAAGGCGAACCACATCGACACCAGCAGGATCCTCAAGACCGAAGAGGAGATCAGGGCCGCCATCCAGCAGCTGCAGCAGAACCCGCCGAAGCCGCCGCAAGTGCAAGTCGCAGAAATAAACGCGCAGACCAAGATGGCGGTGGTGCAGGCCGAACAGCAACACGAGGTGCAGCTGGCAGCTGGCCAGAACGGTGTGCCGCATCCGGCCGCACAGGCCGCCGAGATTGCTTCCCAGGCCAAGATCGAAGAAGCCAACGTCAAGGCCAACGCCGCGTTGCAGGTAGCCCGCGCGAAGGTAGAAGGGGAGCTGGCCTACGCAGAAAAGATGCGCGAGATCGAGGCCCAGAACGCACAGGCGCGTGCGCAAGAACGGCAGGACCAGATGCAGCTCGCCATCCTCGAGTACGCCACCCAGCAGAAGATCTCCCTGGAGCAGGTCAAGGCAGACCTCGCCAAGACCGCCATGGTGGAAGCCACCAAGCGGCAAGTGGCCGCTGTAGAGGCACAGATCCGCACCAACGAGCACCGCGATGGTATCGCGCACGAGGCCAACCAGAATGCCCTGGACCGCGCCCACGAGGCCACGCAGAACGCGCAGGACCGCGATCACGACGTGAACATGAACCTACTCAACCAGCTCAACCAGGACTCGCAACAGGACGAGCCGGTGCCCACCGGAGATTGACGCATGGCAACACTCTACATCACGGAATTCACAAATGAAGGCTTCGACAACCGCGGCGACCTGTTGCAGGACGCGCCGCTGATCCCCCCGGTGGCGGAACAAACGGTGGCCATCGGCGCCGGCAGCGTGCAGTCCGCGGCCTTCAACACCGCGACCTCCATCGTGCAGCTGTGCGCCGATTCGGTGTGCTCCGTTGAGTTCGGGCTGAACCCCACCGCCGCTGCGACAAAGATGCGCATCCCCGCCAACACGGTGTTGCGTTTCGCAGTGCCCCCGGGCCAGAACTACCTGCTGGCGGTGATCACCAACACATGATCGATTTCGGCAGTAGCACGTGGCACTCGCTCAAGGCGCACCTGGAGAATCAGCTCCAGTTTGCACGCGAGAAGAACGACTCGAAGTTATCACCCGATGAGACCGCAGAACTGCGTGGTCGCATCGCTGCGATCAAAGAACTGTTGGCCCTCCCACGCGCATCCAGCGCGCAGGAAGAGCTGACCAAGATGGCGGGGCCGTTGTACACCGACAACCAGTACTGATTGCCGGTAAACCGCACCGCAATACCAGCCGCCCCCGGGCGGCTTTTTGTTTTCAGGAGGCTTTGTGAGCACCGAAATTTTGACGCCGGAAGAAGCAGCAGCAGAGTGGAACGCCCAAGCAGCAGCCAAGGATCAACCCGCAGGGGAAGCCCAGCCGGTCGATACGAAAGCAGATGGCGACGGGCAGGCCGCCGATAGTGCTACCCAACCGGCAGATGCAGCAGCGGCAAGTCAAGCCGCAGCTGCTGCCGCCGCCGCTCCAGCGGGGGACAAGTCAAAGGACCCGTTGCAGGAGCAGTTCGCTGCCATCAAGGAGCAGCTGCGAAACATCAACGGCCACATCGGTGGCCTGACATCGGAGCAGAAGCGTATTCGTGACATGGTGAGCGCCGCCGCCACATCGGCCGCAGCAACCTCCACTGTCGCGCCAACGCAGACGCAGATCAATCAGGCGATCACAAACCCCCAACGATGGGAAGCCCTCAAGGCTGATTTCCCGGAATGGTCCGAAGCCACTGAAGAGTACGTCCAGGCGAAGCTCGCCGGCTTACAGCCCGCCAGCCACAACCCCGACGACATCAAGAAGATCGTGACCACCGAAGTGCAGCAAGCTCGCCAGGAGATCACAGGCCAGGTCGTAAAACTGGCTCTCGAGGCCGTATTTCCAAAATGGGAAGAGACCGTCAACTCGAAGGAGTTCAGCGAGTGGAAGGCCAAGCAGTCGCAGGACGTTCAAGCCCTCGCCGCATCCGACAACATCGGTGATGCCGCCAGGATGTTGAAACTGTTCCACGACAGCAAGACCGCCGCTCCAACGGCGCCGAATCCCGCACCGCAGGAAGACCCTGCGGCCGTAGCCGCACGGCAGGTTCAAGCCGCGCGGAACAACAGACTCACACAAGCAGCCTCCGCGCCGAATGGCGGTCTTGAGACCCCACCGGCCAAATCCGTAGATGAACTCTCACCCCAGGAACTCTGGAACCACGAGGCACAACTACGCGAGAAGGCAAAGCGTCAGCGCGGGGGGTAACCAACCCCTTTTGAAGGATTGAAACATGGCCAATCAACTTTACACAACGCAACTGTCGCGGAACTTGATCCGCGCAGCGCAGGGCATGCTGGAACACGCACAGCCCATCATCGTCCTGGGTGACTTCGGCGAATTCCGCGAAATGCCCCAGAACTCCACTGACACCCTGGTGTTCCGTCGCACGCTGCCCTTCGGCGCCGTGTCCTCGGGATCCGGCATTGGCGGCAACCAGTACATCGGTACGCCCAACATCACCCCGACGCAATTCGTTCTTGCTGAAGGCGTGACACCCAACAGCAACACGATCAGCTTCCAGGACGTGACTGTGACCCTGCAGAACTTTGGCGTGCTGTTCAAGCTCTCCAGCAAGGTCGAATCGCTGTACGAAGACGACGTTCCTGCCGAAATGGTCAAGCTGGTTGGCGAGACCCTCGGTGAAGTCCAGGAACTGGTTCGCTACGGCGTGTTCAAGGCTGGCACCCAAGTGGTGTACGCCAACGGTTCGAGCCGCGGTGCTGTGAACAGCCCGATCAGCATCAACAAGCTGCGTCAGACTGCTCGCAACCTGGAGGCCAACCGCGCCAAGCGGGTGACCCAGCGTCTGTCCCCCTCCGTCAACTTTGGCACGCTGCCTGTTGCACCGGCCTTCATCGTCTTCTGCCACACCGACGCTGAAGCTGATGTACGCAACCTGCCCAAGTTCACCCGGGTGGAAGAGTACGGCTCGTTCAAACCGATTCACGAGCGTGAAATCGGCGCCTGCGAGCAGTTCCGCTTCATCACCTCTCCGCTGTTGTCCCCCTTCCTTGCTGCTGGCTCGGCCAACATCAACGGGATGGTTTCCATCGGCAACGCGAACGTGGACGTGTACCCGTTCCTGGTGTTGGGCGAACAGGCCTGGGGCCAAGTCGCACTCAAGGGCATGAACGCTCTCACCCCCACCGTGCTGCCCGCCAAGGAACGCAACCACGCGAACCCGCTGGGCATGTTCGGTTTCGTGGGTGCGAGCTTCTGGTTCAACGCTGTGCGGGTCAACGAAGCCTGGTGCGCTCGCATCGAAGCTGCTGTGTCCGCACTGTAAGAGGAGGCCAACATGGCTGAAAATCTCAACACACGCCTTGCAGGTGTGGGCGACCACCAGGCGGCCGAACAGCTGCGTTTCCTGTTCGACTACATGTACGACCGGTTGTCGTCCCAACTGCACACCTCGGCGGGGCTCGTCATCGACGGCGCTGGCGCCACGTTCCCCAAGACTGGAGCCGCGACTGCTTACGGATCCATCAAGGGGGCGATGGTGGAGATCCCTGCGGGGCAGGTATTGCCTGCCCCCACGGGGGTCAACACCGCGGCTGGCCAGTACGTCTACGTCGCCTACTACGTCTACCTCGTCAACGGGGTTCTGACGTACGGCTACGTGGGTGGCGCACCTGCTGCCAGCGCCCAGGGCGCCCAGTTTCCCGCGATCCCGCTCGGGTCCGCGCTGCTGGGCTACCTGCTGATCACCGACGCGGCTGCATTCACCGGCGGTACCACGCCGTTGGATACAGCAACGACGGTCTACATCAGCCCGACGGGCGCCGTGGACCCCTCCGCAACCTACCAATTCTAAGGAGCACTCATGGATAACCTCACGAATGCCGCCCGCGGCGGTAATTTCTGCTTCAACTCGGCAGCCCTGACGGGCCTGTCGGGGGCGGCAAACACCTTCACCACCACCAACGCTATCAACTATAGCGTCAAGGGCGCTGTCTTCAACAAGGCGGCCGTCGCGGGTGGTGCCACCCCAACCACGGATGTCACCACAGGAAAGACGTTCAACGCGCAGGCGATCAACACTGCTGCCGTGTACGTCTGGACTGTTGATGCCTCCGGCAACATCGGTGTCGCGCAAGGCGCTATCAAGCCTTACACAGACACCTCCGCCAACAGCACGGCGCTGGACTGGCCGGCCCTGGCCGACACGGTGACCCCCTTCGCCTATGTGGTCATCAAAAACGAAGCAACCGGAGCCACGTTCAATTTCGGTACCACCGACTGGAACGCTGCTGGTCTCGTCATCGACCCTGTGGTCAACGTCTCACTGTTGCCCGCAACCGAAGCTATCACCGCCTAAGCGAAAGCTGAAGCGTACTTGAGAGCGGCCCCTTCGGGGGCCGTTCTTATTTCTGCAGCGCACCTGCTGCAAACCTACTGGAGATTGAAATGGCCCGTATCCGCCTTGCCGGAAATGCTGGGAAAGAAGCTGTACAGGGTGTGGAAGTCCATACCGACCTGGCACCCGAAATCGTTCGAGAACCTGATCTGCATTCTCTCGCCGAGGATGAAGTGTTCATGAACGAGGAAGTTGTTGTTCTCATCCACCCCAGCGCCGGTGAAAACGATGTCGACCACATTGTGTTGTCCGTAAACGGAACAACGCAGCCCATATTCCGCAACGTCCCCACACGTGTTAAACGCAAGTACGTGGAAGTTCTTGCGCACATGGTGGAGACCAAATACAGCCAGCCGACACGTGACGGGATGAACCCCGAAGCTGGCAACCAGTTGATCGCCCGCAGCGCATTCGCGTACCCGTTCGAGATTGTCGAGGACAAGAACCCAAGGGGTCGTGCTTGGCTCGAGCGTCTGCGTGCTTTCAAGGGTTAATGACTCGTGGCGCACACGTTCCTACAAATCGTCCAGCAGCTCCGACAGGAAGTCGGAGCATCTGGCACCGGACCCGTCTCGTGCCAGAATCAGACCGGCGAGTCGAAGAGGCTTGTCGACTGGGTGAACGCGGCTTGGATCGACATCCAATCCGTGCACGAGGACTGGGACTGGTTGCGCAAACCCTTCACGATCCAGACGGTGGCGGGGCAACCCAACTACGCCGCCACCGCTGCCATTTCAGGGATCACCGGGAAGGCCCTCACCGACTTCGGGATCTGGAAGAAGAGCTCCATCCGCTGCTACGACAACGCGTTGGGTTACTCCAACGAAATGGTCATGCCGTGGGTGGACTACGAGGTGTATCGAAACTTATACCAGTACGGGAACATGCGCACCACGTACGCGCGCCCGGTGGCCATGACGATTGGCCCACTGCGCGATCTGTGGCTCGGCCCTGTACCGGATGCGTCCGTGTCTGGGTACACCATCGACGGGGACTACTACAGCACCCCGCTGCCCTTCGTGAACGACGCGGATACCCCTCCTGCGGCTTTCCCTGACC